CAATACCAAATCATTTCTTTGTAACGGGAGAAAAATTAACTTATTCTACTCCAGGTGCAGGAACAACAGAAAATATTGGTATTGGATTGACAAATATTTCTGGAATTGGTAACACTGACAAACTTCCAGAAGATGTATACGTAATTAAGATTGATTCCAATAAGATTAGACTTACAGATACTGCAGAAAAAGCACTGTCACCTATACCAACCGATTATTTTAACATCACTACAGTCGGTATTGGAACTTCGCATACATTCACCGCAAATGACCAAAATACTAAGTGTCTAATTGCTATTGATAATTATATTCAGTCACCAGTTGTTGCAACTGCACTTACTTCTTCTTTAAGTGATCAATTATTCTCAAGTCAAAGTTTTATGTATATGAGTGGAATTGGGTCCATTTCTGGTGGTGACTTGATTCAGATTGGTGATGAAATTATGAAAGTAGAATCAGTTGGCGTTGGTTCTACAAATATCGTAAGAGTTCAAAGAGCATGGCTTGGAACAAGAAGAGCAGGTTATTCTACTGGGGCACTTGTAACTAAAGTTCAGGGAAATTACAACATTGTAAATAATACTCTCAATTTTGTCGAAGCTCCTTATGGAAACCTTCCTATTTTTGATGTCAATTTTGTTAGACCATCAGAGAGAGATTGGACTGGAATTGAAACCAGTTCAACATTCCAAGGAAGAGTGTTCTTGAGATCTGGAACCCCAGGATCAACCATCAGAACATATGGCAGAAATTATCTCTTTGATGACATTTCTGACCAGTTTAATGGTTCCAACGACACATTCGCGTTAAAGTCTAGTGGTTCTGATACTACTGGATATGAAGATGATAACGCTATTATCCTGATTAACGATATTATTCAAATTCCAGGTTTAAATCAAAACTTCACTCTTGCAGAACAGGCAGGTATTACATCTGCAATCTTTGTCAATGATGGACAGACTATCACCAATGATGTAAATTCTTCTAATCTTCCTATTGGTGGCGTTATCGTTTCTGTTGGTTCTTCTAGTGGATTTGGTTATCAACCCCTCGTCTCTGCTGGTGGCACATCAACAGTATCTGTTGCTGGAACTATCTCTGCCATCACTATCGGAAGTACAGGTTCTGGATATAGAGCATCTACACAATATGATGTTCTTACCAGTGTTGCAACAACAGTTTCTGCTAGCAGCACGACAATCACTCTTAATAATGAAAATAGTGTATTTAAGTTCCTTGAATTTAATGCGGGGGCTGCATCCTCAATTGGTGTTGGAACTTTCTTCAGCAGACCAACTGCAATCACTGGTTTTGGAACAACTTCGGTAACTATCGGTATTAGTAGCGTATCTTCTCTTGATATCCCAGCAGGCACTTCTGTCATCGTCAGAGTTTTCAATCCATCAGTAGGTATTGTTCGCGTTGGTGTTGCAAGCAGTTCTGTTGGCATTCAAACAGTAACTCATATTGGTGTTGCTACCATTAGTGCTGGACACCTTCTTGAGACAGTACATATAACAAGTCCTGGTGAGGGATATACTTCCACAAATCCACCAGAAGTGATTATTGAAGACCCACTTTCTTATGAAAATATTCCTCTTGTCTATCAAACTGATGGTCTTGCTGAACCTTCGACTGGAGTTGGTTCTCAGGCTAAAATTAATGTTAATGTTGGATTTGGTTCCGATATTGTTGACTTTGAAATTTCTAACACTGGATTTGGATATGGAGCAGGTCAATTCTTAACTCTTCCCACGGGTGGCCCTACAGGAATTCCAACAAATCCAACTCTTGGCGGCGAGTTTGAAAGATTTACTATCAATATTGAAAAGATTTATTCGGATAAGTTTGCTGGATGGTCTATTGGCCAACTTCAAACAATGGATAGTTTTGATGATGAATTTGATGGACAAAAAACTGATTTCCAACTCAAAATTGGTGGAAACATTACCTCCATTATGACATCTAAGGGTTCAAGTATTGTTATACAAGATGTTTTAATTGTCCTCGTCAATAGTATTCTTCAAGTGCCAGGTGAAGGTTATATCTTTAATGGAGGAAGTACAATTGTATTCCCAGAACCACTAAAACCCGGTGATACCGTGGATATTCTTTTCTACAGAGGAAATGGAGATGTTGATGTTAGGACCGTTGATATTCTTGAGACTGTCAAAGAAGGTGATACCTTAGATATTGATTATGATTCGGCAAGAGGTCAATCATCTTACTTTGATGAGGATAGAAGACTTGTTTATAGTATTGATTCTACTGAACAAGTAACTACAAATGCATACTATGGCCCTGGTCTTGCAAATAATATTACCATGGAAAGACCAGTTACTTGGTGCAAGCAAACAGAAGACAAGATTATTAACGGAGAAAGAGTAGGTAAGGACAGACCTCAATATAAAGCAAATATTTTCCCAACAACTAATGTAATTCAGACTGTTGGAGTTGGTTCAACAAATATCTATGTTGAGAATGTTCAAGTTCTATTCAATCAAGATAATGAAAGTGAAACATCACTTTCATTCCAGAAGGATGTTCTACTGGTTTCACAAGATACGAGAGTAGGAGCATCTGCCACTGCCATTGTTGGGTCCGCAGGAACAATCACATCAATTTCAATCTCTGATGGTGGTGTTGGATACACTACATCACCCACTGTTGTTATTGGAAATCCTGTTGGACTTGGTTCTGATCAAAGACAAACTGCAACTGCATCTATCACTGCTGGAGTCGTAACTTCAATTACTCTAGGTGCTGCTAAGACTGGTTATTCGCAGTCAAACCCACCAGTTGTTCTTATTGAATCGCCAGTAGCTATTACAGAAAGACTTAATGCAGGAATTACTTATAGTGGAGATTTTGGAACTATTGTTGGAGTAGCAACTACTAGCATTGTTGGTGTTGCATCTACTGGATTGATTCTGAGTCTGTTTATTCCTACTGATTCTGCACTAAGAAATGATACTCTGGTAGGAACAGCAATTACTGTTAGTGGTCTTGCTGTTGGCGATTTCTTTGTAGTCAGAAACTCTAATATCGGATTTGGCGTCACTTCGCTCAAATATGGAAACTCAGTTGCAGTTGGCGTAGGAACTACTTGTATTGATAATGTTTATGAGGTTGTTGGTTCAGCAACCACCCAAAAAACTCTTCCTGGATATGGTTCTACTATGGTTAATGATATCACTATTAGTGTTCTAAGTTACAATGGTTATGACTTTACTGATGTTGGAGTAAATACTTATTTTGGAGATTATAGTTTTGGTAAAATTAACACCACGGCGAGAACTTCATTATCTAACTTCAACTCCTATAATGAAAATGGTGTAACTGGAATTTCAACTTCTGCTGTGATCAGAAGATTTGTACCACTGAAGATATCCAACTATAATGTGTGACAACTAAATAAAATTTAGTTATTAAACCTCTAATAAATAAGTAAAAACCCCAGCAAAATGGCCGCAATAATTACTGATCAAATTAGAATATTGAATGCAAGAAATTTTCTTGACGGCATTACTACTTCCGGTAGTTCTTATTATTCTTTTATTGGACTGCCAAATGCTACTGATATTCAGTCAGATTGGGATAACAACCCACCATCTCCCGTAGATAATTTCGATAATGAGAATGAAATCTGGGAGACCATGATTGGATTGAAAAAAATTACGAGTAGTGATGTAAGGTTAGTAGTTCCAAAAATTGAGTGGAGGTCTGGTAATACATTTGATATGTATCGCCATGATTATAATACTTCAAACACTGCGAAAGTATCTGGAGCTACTAATCTTTATGGGGCATCATTTTATGTAATGAACAGTGAATATAGAGTTTATATCTGCCTCCAGAACGGAACAACTCCAGAGACTCCAAATGGAGCACCATCTCTTGATGAACCAACATTCGTAGACTTAGAACCAAGAGCTGCTGGTTCTAGTGGCGATGGGTATATCTGGAAGTATTTGTATACTATTGCACCAGCAGACATTGTTAAGTTTGATTCCACAAACTATATTCCCGTTCCATCCAACTGGGAAGATTCAACAACAAATGCATCCGTTCGTGATAATGCTGTAGATGGATCGATCAAAACCGTACTTATCTCTGGTAGAGGTGTATCGTTAGGTACCGCAAACGCTGTTTATACTAATGTTCCAATTAAAGGAAATGGAACAGGAGCAGAGTGTACAATTACAATGAATGCTGACTCCCAAGTCTCATCTGTTGTAGTCTCATCCCAAGGTTCGGGATATACTTATGGTAATGTAGATTTGGTTGCTGGTGGAGTTCCAACTGGAACTACAAGGCCAACATTCGATGTCATTATTTCTCCACAGGGTGGTCATGGAGCAGACATTTATAAAGAATTGGGAGCAAAAAATGTTCTCATGTATTCTAGATTTGAGAATGACATTCAAAATCCCGACTTTATCACAGGAAATCAAATTGCAAGAGTTGGTATCGTAGAGAAACCAAGCACTTTTGGGACAAATACTCCTCTTACTGTAGATAAAGCAAGTGCTGTAACTGCTCTTAAATTGACTGGAATTGGATATAGTTCTGCTAGTTATGATGCGGATTCATTTGTAACTCAAACAGTTGCAACTGGAACTACTGCTGTTGCTAAAGTTGTAAGTTATGATCAATCTACTGGCGTTTTAAAAGTATGGCAAGATAGGTCACAATCTGGTTTCAATACTGTTGGTGCTGCAATTACAAATCCGCAGTATGGATTTGATCAAGTTGATTTTACTTCATCACCGACTGGAGAAGGTTCTCTGAAAATTATTGGGGGAACTGTCGCAGAAGGGTTATCCATTGATAATACTTTTACGGGTTTATCAACCGTAATAAATAATAGAACATTCTACCTTGGTCAATCATTTACTAATGGAATTGCAAACCCTGAGGTTGCAAAATACTCTGGAAACATCATTTATGTTGACAATAGACCATCCGTGACAAGATCAACCAATCAAAAAGAAGACATCAAGGTTATATTACAATTCTAAGGAATTATGTCGCAAATCACAAATCTCAACGTTGCCCCTTATTATGATGATTTTGATCCTACGGACAACTATCACAGAGTATTGTTTAAGCCTGGGTATCCAGTTCAGGCGAGAGAATTAACGACGCTCCAATCGATTCTACAGAATCAGATTGAGAGATTTGGACAGCACTTTTTTAAAGAAGGTGCTAAAGTAATTCCCGGAAACACCGCATATAGTAGGAATTACTTTGCAGTAGAACTAAATACGACACATCAAGGTGTTCCTATTGATGCATATCTCGATCAATTAATTGGTTTAAAGATTACCGGAAGAACTTCTGGTGTTACGGCAATTGTCAGTAGTATTCTGACTTCTTCGGATTCTGAGAGAGGAAATCCTACTCTTTATTTGAATTACCTTGGTTCAAGCACACAAAATAATGAAACACAAGTATTTGCCGATGGCGAAATTCTGAGTGCAGAGGGAGATATTGTTAGTGGACTTCTAGGAAATGAAGTCATTGCAAGTGGAGAAGCATTTGGATCAACAATTGCAACTAGTGCGACTTCAACTGGTTCTGCATTTTCAATTTCTAATGGAGTTTACTTTATAAGAGGACAGTTTGTAAATGTTGAAGATGAGACTCTGATTCTAGATCAGTATACAAATTCACCCTCCTATAGAATTGGCCTTTACATTAATGAAGTTATTGTCACTCCAGATCAAGATGAGACCCTGACGGACAACTCTCAAGGGTATAATAACTATGCTGCACCAGGTGCAGATAGACTTAAAGTTAGCGTTTTTCTCTTCAAGAAGTCTTTGACTGACTTCAATGACGAAAACTTTGTAGAACTTGCCACTGTAGAGAATGGCATCTTAAAAACTGTTAGAAATTCTTCCCAATATAGTGTCATCAACGATGAACTTGCAAGAAGAACTTATGATGAGTCTGGAAATTACTATGTAAAACCATTTGATATTATTGTCAAAGAATCTCTGAATGATGGAGAAGGAAATAGAGGTCTTTTAGAAGCAGATCAAGTAACCTCAGGAGGTTCAGTTCCATCTGACGATTTGGCTCTATATCAAATTTCTCCAGGAAAGGCCTATGTAAAAGGATATGAAATTGAAACGGTAGGATCAACTTTACTTGACTTACCAAAACCAAGAACCACAAAAACAATTGATAACCAGTCAATTTTTTATAACACGGGTTCAACTCTCAACTTGAACAGAGTGTATGGAGCACCTCTGGTTGGTGTAGGCAATACTTATATTTTGAGTTTAAGGGATGAAAGAGTTGGATCGGTTGATGGTGCAGTCGGTGCTGCTCAAACAGAACCTGCTGGTGCTGAAATTGGTGTTGCTAGAGTCTATGACTTTAGATTAGAGTCTGGTTCATACAATATTTCAAATGGAGATTTGAATGAGTGGAATATCTCTTTATTTGATGTTCAAACAATTACTAAGATTACTCTGAATGAAAATACTACATTAACAACTCCAACATTCGTAAAAGGCACCAATAGTGGAGCAACTGGATTCTTAAAAAATAGTATTAGCGACAGTAATGTCATTGAACTATATGATACTTCTGGTGAGTTTATCAGATATGAGGGGTTTGAGTTTGATGGCCTTGAAAATGGAAGAGTTGCTACAGCAATCACTTCTTATGGATTGTCTGATGTTCAATCAATCTACGGTAAAGTTGGAGTAGGAACGACTTTTGCTGCCGACGTTATTCCTTCAACCGATTCCACAATAGGCATTGCCACAATTTCTACGGTGAATGCAAGTGGAGAGAGTACAGTAATCTCAGCAAATCCACAGTTTCCTGGACTGGTTAGTGTTGGTGATCTTGTTAGTTATACAAGTACTGACATTAATCAAAGTTTTACGGATCCTGTTTTTGCTACAGTTCAAACGGTCAATGATGCAAGTATTGTCATTTCTGGTGTTACAACTGTCACTGGGATTTGTGAAGGAAGACTGCCAACAACTGGAACAAGAATTGAAGTAACTGATTTTAAAGTTCTTGGAACTAAATTATCAACATCAAGTGATAGCACTTTATATACAGCATTACCTAAAGAGAATGTTTCTTCTCTTGCATTGAATGATTCATTCATCAATCTTAGAAAGTATGAGACAGTAAACATTGCAGACAACGAATTGTCTGCTGTGGTTACTTCTGGCACAAACGAAACATTCTTGCCATTTGATGAAGAGCGATATTCTCTTATTAGATCTGATGGAACTACAGAAGTATTGACAGCAGACAAGTTTGCTTTAGCAAATAACAATACGGAACTTCAAATTTATAATCTTGGAAGTGATGACACTGGAGCACAGTTAATCTATACAGTCAAAAAACTCAAACCAGTTGCTAAGAAAAAGAAGAAAAATAGAGTAAATTCCCTTATTATTGATAAGTCAAAATTAGTTGCTTCGGGTGTTGGTGCAACAACACTTAATGATGGACTCACATATGGAAATTATGCATTTGGAACAAGAGTTCAAGATGAAAGAATTTCTTTAAATGTTAGTGATGTCATTAGCATTCAGGCAATTTATGAATCTGCAGATACTTCTCCAGCGTCTGCTCCGACTGTTATTTTAGCATCTCTCTCTGGTCCTCAAGGAAAGACAAGTGATCTCTTGATTGGTGAAAAATTTAGAGGACTTACAAGTGGTGCTGTCGGTGTAGTCGCGGAAAAATTAACTGATACTAAGATTTCATATATTTCAAAAAATACCAACTCCCTTATTGAAGGGGAGACTGTTATCTTTGGCGAAACAGGACTTGATGCCACTGTTTCTGTTGTGGATGAACCAAGTTTTAATATATCTAAAAACTTTAAGTTCAGCACTGGACAGAGAGGGTCATTCTATGGCGATTCATCTATAGTAAGAAAAGATGGAATTGATTCTCCAACCAGACAACTGAAAGTATATTTCACCAATGGTTATTTTGAAGCAGCGGATACTGGAGACATAATTACTGCTAATTCATATAGTGAATTTGATTATGTAAAAGATGTTAGATCTATTGATGGCCATAGAAATACTGATATTATTGATATCAGACCAAAGACTTCTAATTATACTGTAACTGAGGGGGCAAGATCTCCATTTGAATTCTACGGAAGAGTATTTAATGGAGCAGGAAATTTCTCAAGTGTGCTTTCTTCTGATGATGCATTTGACGTATCATTCTCATTCTATCTTCCAAGAATTGATAGAATTTTCTTAACTCAATCTGGCAAGTTCCAGGTTCAGTATGGAGTCCCATCTGAAAAGATTGAAAGACCTTTGGCTGTTGATGATGCTATTGAAGTAGCAACTGTTACCCTTCCACCGTATCTTTACGATACTTCTCAAGTCAAATTAGATTTCTTACAACATAAGAGATATCGCATGTCCGATATCAAAAATCTTGAGAATAGAATTAGAAATCTTGAGTATTACACTGCTCTTTCTCTGCTTGAGACCAATACTGCAAACTTCTTTATTCCCGATAGAGACGGTCTTAATAGATTCAAGTCAGGATTCTTTGTTGACAATTTCACATCTCTGAACGCACAAGAAGAATCAGTTCCATTTAAAAATAGTTTAGATGCTGAATTAAAAACTTTAAGACCACAGCACTATACAAATGCAATTGATTTAATTCAGGGGCCAGTAGTAAATGTAAATGTTGGTGCTGATTTGTCAGTTGAGCAACCAGAAGGAGTCAATGTAAGAAAGTCTAATGATATTATTACTCTAGACTATGCTGATGTTGAGTGGCTTAGACAATCATTTGCCACAAGAACTGAAAGTGTAACTCCTTTCTTGGTAAGTTTCTGGCAAGGAACCCTTGAATTGACTCCAGCATCTGATACTTGGGTAGATACTGTAAGACTTGAAGCAAAAATTATTGATGTTGAAGGTGATTATGAAAATGTGATGGCAAGATCTGTTGAGGAACAGGGCGTTGATCCACAGACAGGTTTTGCCCCAACGATTTGGAATGCCTGGGAAACCAATTGGACAGGTAGAGAAGTAACTCAAACAACAAGAATTAGAGGGACAAATAATCAATCATCTGTCAATATTCAAGGTCCTGGCGGTAGAAATGTTTACAGAACCTGGACTAGAACTGTCAATCAAAATGTCATTGAAGAAACCTATAGACAGACAAGAGAAACTGGTGTAATGTCCAGAACTGGTTCTAGAACCATTGTTACTGAGCAATTCGATAGAACTTCTGTTGGCGATAGAGTTGTAAGTAGAAATGTTGTTCCTTACATGAGGTCTAGAAATGTTCAATTTGAGGCTAAGAAACTCAAACCACTGACAAGACTTTACGCATTTTTTGATAGTGCTAATGTAACTAAGTTCTGTGTACCCAAGTTGCTGGAAATTTCCATGACTTCGGGAACTTTTGAAGTTGGAGAAACTGTTGTTGGTTCTATAATCAATGCAGGAACTGGACCCCATAATACAAATTCGCCAAGAATTACATTCAGAGTTGCTCAAGCAAATCATAAGTCTGGTCAATATGATTCTCCAGATAGAGTATATCGTTTTAGTCCATATAACTCACAACCATTACCTGAAGCATATTCATCAACATCCACGATTCTTAATGTAGATACATTCTCTCTCGCAAACCAACCACAAGGAGATTTCTTCGGTTATGTCGAGAGAAACATGACTCTTGTAGGCAAAACTAGTGGGGCTCAAGCAACAATCACCGATGTAAAACTCATCTCTGATATTACATCATCACTTCAAGGAAGTTTCTTTATTCCTGATCCAAATGTAAGCACGAATCCAAGATTTGAGACGGGAACAAGAGTTCTCACATTTGTCAACAGTAGCACTAACAATCAAGAAACTGCAACAACAATTGCAGAGGAGGGATATGTATCCAGTGGAACTATCGAATCTATTCAAGAAAGTATCGTTTCTGTCAGAAATGCTAGAATTCAGAACAAACTTGAATTTGATAGTAGATCAGTTTCTAGAACAACTGGAACTCAGTTAGTTAATAGTCGCACAATTCTTAGTCGTCCAATTCAACAAAGAGTTCATTATTGGTACGATCCACTTGCACAGTCTTTCTTGGTAGACGATGATACTGGAATTTATCTCACCAAGTGCGATATCTTCTTTAGATCAAAAGATGATTCTGATGTTCCAGTAACTCTTCAAATCAGGACTATGAATAATGGTCTGCCAACTCAGAAAATTCTCCCATTCTCTGAAGTAACTTTAGACCCAGATCAGGTCAATATTTCTGGTGATGGATCTGTTGCAACTACTTTTGAGTTTAAAGCACCAGTTTACTTAGAGGGTAGAGGAAAAGATTATGCTATCTGCGTCGCATCAAATTCTACCAAATATAGTGTATATGTTTCAAGAGTTGGTGAAAATGATCTTCTCACCAATACATTTATTTCTAATCAACCATATCTTGGTTCATTATTCAAGTCTCAGAATGCATCTACTTGGGAACCAAGTCAGTGGGAAGACCTTAAGTTTACTCTTTACAGAGCAGACTTTATTGAGAATGGTTCTGTAGAGTTCTACAATCCACAACTTAAAGAGGGTAATGGACAAATTCCTACCCTTCTTGGCAATGCACTTTCCATGAACTCTAAGAAAATTAGAGTTGGTCTTTCTACGACATTCAATGATCCAGATTTGACAATTGGCAATACGGTTATCCAGATTGGCTCAGATGCTACCGCTAATTTCGTAGGAACTGCAGGAACTGCTGTTGGAAATATGAATGTGATCAATGCTGGTATTGGTTACACTGGACCATTTACATATACTGGTGTTGCTCTCACTACAGTAACTGGAAATGGTAGAAATGCCACAGCAGATGTTCAAGTAACTTCTGATGGAACTATCGGATTTGCTACAATTTCAACTCCATCTGGAGGTGGTTCTGGTTATCAAGTTGGTGATGTTTTGGGAATCACTACCATTGGAACTAATAATCTTGGTGCTGGAGCTAGACTCTCTATAACATCTATAGGAAGCAGCAGTGAACTGATTCTCGATAATGTCCAGGGAGACTTCCTCACTGGTGTTGGTAATACAATTCAGTTTATTAATAATTCTGGTGTCACAACAACACTAAATTACTCTTCTGGTGGTCCTATTGGTCCATGGACAAGACCAACAGAAATTACCGTTGAAAATGATGGACTTCATTTCAAAGTTAACCATAAGAATCATGGAATGTATGATGATGGCAATACGGTTACTATCTCTGGGGTCGCGCCAGATACAAAACCAACTAAATTGACTACAGCATATACTGCAGATTCTACTGGGGCACTTTCAGTAGATAACGGTAGTTTGTTCCAGCAATTTGAGAGCGTTGGTGTTGGAACTACAAATGTTGGTTATCTTCTGATTGGAGATGAAATTATCGGATTTACAACAGCAACTTCTGGTTCTATCGGAGGAACAATTACTAGAGGTAGCGATCCTAAAGATTATCCTGTCGGAACTCCTGTTTATAGATATGAACTTAATGGAGTTTCTCTCAGAAGAATCAATAAGTCGCATGAACTTGCAGATTCTACTGTTGCTGATTCAATTGGGTATGATCACTATAGATTGAAGATTGATATGTCTGCTGATGGTGCAGATAGAACTGCCTCATCTGGATGGCCAAAACTGTTTGTGAGGGAAAACAAGTCTGCTGGTGGATTTGGTATCAAGGCAACACAAAATATGCCTTATGAAATTATTACACCAATTGTTCAAAATATTACTCCAGAAGGAACTAATATTTCGGCAACAATTAGAACAGTAACTGGTAAGAGTTTGAGTGGAAATGAAATTTCATTCCTTGACAATGGTTTTGAGTCAATTTCTCTAAACAAACCAAATTATCTGTCATCTACACGAATTATTACTTCTGATGTCAATTCAGCAAATCTTCTGACAACTCTTCCTGGAAACAAAGCATTTAATATGAGTCTTCAATTATCCACCACGGATAGTCGCTTGTCGCCCGTAATTGATGGCCAAAGAGTTAGTACTATTTTGACTTCAAATAGAGTCAATAGTGTTATTGAAGATTTTGCGACGGACTCAAGAGTTTCTGGTATTGAGGGAGATCCTTCTTCATTCCAGTACATCTCTAAAGAGATGGGTCTTGAGAATGCAGCAACTTCAATTAAGATTATTACTTCTGCTCACATGAATCCATATACTGATATTAGAGCATTTTATGCTCTCGGTAATGATTCTGGATTTGATCCTATCTTTGTTCCATTCCCAGGATGGGATAATCTAAATGATAAGGGAGAAATCATCAATCTTGAAGATTGTAATGGAAAATCTGATTCATATGTTGAGTTGATTCAGGCAACTGTTGGTGAAATTGCCGATTCTTTCCAAGATTTCACCTTTACGAGAGATAATCTTCCATCATTCAAGCACTTTAGAATCAAACTCGTAATGACTTCTACAAGTCAATCATATCCACCTTCTCTTAGAGATCTTAGAGTTATCGCTCTTGCATAATTATGAACGAATACGTAAAAGTAAAGGATCACCTGAGTTTAGTCAGGGATCCTCGAACCAATGCAATACTCAACACTAGCAAGTCTGAGTATGATGAATATATGAAGGCAAGAAAGAAAAATGCCTCAAAAGCAGAACGAGTTGAACAACTTGAAACTGATGTCAACGATATTAAAAATGATTTGAGTGAAATTAAGTCTCTTTTGCTAGACCTGGCAAGAAAACAAGACTAAATATCAGTATAAGGAGAAATGTGTAAATGGCACAACCATCTACTAGGCAGGAGCTTATAGACTACTGCAAAAGACAACTTGGATATCCTGTTCTTGAAATCAATGTGGCTGATGAGCAGATTGATGACCTGGTAGATGACGCCATTCAGTTTTTTCAAGAAAGACATTTTGATGGTGTATACGAAACATATTATAAGTATAAAATTACTCAAAGTGATATTGATAGGGGAAGAACTAGAGGTGGTAGTAACACCGCAGTAGGTATTGCTACAACTACAGCATCAGTAACAATTGCAGGAGATAGTTCTGCTACTACTTTTACTTTTGAAGAAAATAGCAATTATTTACAAGTTCCGCCAAATATAATTGGTGTTACTAAATTGTTTCATTTTGATGGGACAAATACAGTAACGAACAATATGTTCAGTGTTAGATATCAAATGTTCCTTAATGATATCTACTATTGGGGCGCAACTGAGATGTTGACCTATGCAATGACAAAGACATATTTGGAAGATATCAATTTCTTATTGACAACTGATAAACAAATACGATTTAATAAGCGACAAGACCGATTATATTTGGATCTTGATTGGGGTTCTGTTAATGCTGATGATTATCTTATTATCCAATGCCATTCAACATTAGATCCAAATGATTATGCTAGAGTTTGGAATGATTCATTCATCAAACCATATCTCACCGCTTTAATTAAGAGGCAATGGGGAATGAATATGATGAAGTTTACTGGAGTTAAACTTCCAGGTGGTGTTGAATTAAATGGTAGACAAATGTATGATGATGCAGAAAAAGACTTAGAAAAAATAATGGAGAAGATGTCAAATACATATGAACTCCCACCATTCGATATGATCGGTTGATATTATGGCATTAAATCCTTTCTTTCTTCAAGGTGCTCCATCAGAACAGAATCTGATTCAGGACTTAATTAATGAACAACTTCGTATGTATGGAGTTGAAGTTCATTATATGCCCAGAAAATTTATTACAGAAAAAACTGTTATTAGAGAAGTTATTGAATCTGAGTTTGATGAAGCCCATCCAATTGAAGCATATGTAGAAAACTTTGAGGGATATGGCGATCAGACAACAATTTTATCTAAATTTGGAATCCAATCAACTCAAGAAATAACTCTCACAATTTCAAAAGAAAGATTTGAGAATTATATTTCTCCACTTTTAGCAGGAAAAGATAATATAAAAATTAGCAATAGGCCTAAAGAAGGTGACCTAATTTATTTCCCTCTTGGGGATAGATTATTTGAAATTAAGTTTGTAGAGCACGAAAAACCTTTCTATCAGTTACAGAAAGGATACGTATATACAGTAAAGTGTGAACTCTTCAGATACGAAAACGAAGTTATCGATACTGATATTGCTGAAATTGATGATTCGATTGCGGGAACTTTAGGTGCTTCTGATTCAGAACTTCTGGGTGGTGATGCAATGACAACACTCCTAAGTCTTGTTGGGGTTGGAACAACTGCATTAGCAACTGTAGGGTATATTTCTGATGGCGGTATTAGACAAATTAGTGTCACAAATCGTGGCGGCGGATATACTTACAATCCAAGAGTTGCAATATCATCCTCTCCAGGTGTAACTGGAATAGCAACTGCGGAGAGAATTTCTGGAATTGTTGCCTGCGAACTCAACGCAAATCCAGTCGCAGAATCTATTCAAAGAGTTCTTCTTACAAATCCAGGTTCTGGTTATACAGTTTCTCCTTCAGTTAGATTTGTCGGTGATGGTGTTGGAGCTGCTGCAACCGCATTTATTGGAAATGGTGTTCTTGGAATTGTTACTATTACTGGTGGCGGTTCTGGTTATACAACAGCAACTGCACCATTTGTAACATTCAGTGGAATTTCAACAGTTTCTGCAGCTGCAACAGTTGTTGTTAGTGCTGCTGGATCAATTAGTGCGATTTATCTTACTAATGCTGGTCTGGGATATACCGAACCACCAACTATCACTATTGCAGCACCAAATCAGATTGGAGTTGGAACTTTCCAGAAGAACGAAATTGTTACCGGTTCTATTTCTGGATCTACAGCAAGAGTTCTCAATTGGGTTGCAGACGGAAGTTCATTAGAAATCTACAGAGCAGATGGAGATTTTGTTGTTGGGGAGCAAATTGTCGGCTCTGCTTCTTCAGCAAGTTACAAACTTGCTTCCGCATCTTATCCAGAAACAGGATTCACTTCAAATGAAGAAATAGAGAATGAAGCAGATAGTATTATTGACTTCAGTGAGAGAAATCCATTCGGTATGCCCTAAGTTCATAAATAATAGTTAAACAAAGAACCGTTCCAATGTTTGAATATTTTTATAACGAAATTTTTAGAAGAACCATTATATCATTCGGTTCTCTGTTTAATGATATAGAAATTAAACAAGAAGATTCATCTGGTAATATAAATAACCAGTTTAGAGTTCCTTTGGCGTATGGTCCTACGCAGAAATTCTTAGCAAGAATTAATCAACAACCTGATTTAAACAAATCAGTATCTCTTTCTTTGCCTAGAATGTCATTTGAGTTTATTGGTCTTACATATGATCCGTCTAGAAAAGTAACGCAAACTCAAAAGTTTAAAAAAGCACTTACATCTAATAAGACTTCAATTCAAACTGCATATATGCCAGTTCCATACAATATGGAGTTTGAACTGGCTATTATGACTAAATTAAATGATGATATGCTTCAAATTATTGAGCAAATTTTACCTTATTTTCAACCAGCATATACGATGTCGGTCAATTTGGTAGAATCTATTGGCGAAAAAAGAGATATTCCCGTCACGCTTGAAAGCATTAGTATGAGTGATGATTATGAGGGAGATTTTTCTGCACGGAGAGCACTTGTCTACACTTTAAGATTTAGTGCAAAGACTTATTTGTTTGGCCCTGTTGCTTCTGCAAATGCCGATATTGTCAAAAAGGTATCTATTGGATATGTTGCTGGATCTACTGGAACAGGAACTCCACAAAGAGATCTTACATACGCTGTTGAACCAAGAGCAATTAAGAATTATACGGGCACAGTTCTCACAACTCTTGATCAAGATATTGAAGATGTTGATGTTGTATTCAAGGTTGCAGACTCTTCCACAATTACGGAAAATACATATATTGAACTGGATGGTGAAGAATTGTATGTGCTTGATGTTCTTACTGACAGCATTAAGGTCAAAAGAGGACAAGATAAGACAACCCCAACTAAGCATGTCAAAGGAGAGGCTATTAAGTCTATTACAAATGCGGATGATGCACTCATTCAAGACGGAGATGACTTTGGTTTCAGTATAAGTTATTGATAGAGAAATGAAAATGACAAAAAATTTTGATGAACTCAATGAAACTTTTGATGTTGCTGCAGACATCGTTTCTACGGAACCAGTAAAGGATACACCAAAACATATTTCAACTTCAGCATCTTCTACAGAAGATGTCAAGAAGGATTATGAGTATACTAGAGGTAATTTATATTCTATTATTGAAAAGGGACAAGAAGCAATTAATGGTATTCTTGAACTTGCTCAAGAGAGTGAAATGCCTAGAGCATATGAAGTTGCAGGTCAGTTAATCAAGAATGTTGCAGACGCAACTGATAAGTTGATGGAACTGCAGAAAAAACTTAAAGATGTTGAAGAAGAGACAGTAGCAAAAGGACCAACAAATGTTACAAATGCATTGTTTGTTGGTTCAACTGCCGAATTGTCAAAATTACTAAAACAAAATAAAGACCAGGAAGAAACTAAATAGTTAAAAAATATAATACTTACGATGGCAGTCAATCCAGTCATTAATATTTCAATACCACAAGGTGTAGATTTCTCAGAAACTTTTGTTTCAACTGAGTCTGATGGATCTGTGACAAATCTTGCAGGATATTCTGCCGCTGCCACTTTGAAAAAGCATCCAGGAGCAACTACATCAACTTCCTTTACTGTGAGTATAGTATCATCTATAGGAGAAGTTGCTATTGCTATGACATCTGGAGTTACTTCTGGATTAAAACCTGGTAGACATCTTTATGATGTAAGATTAGTATCTCCATCAGGTGCTACCACAAGATTAGTTGAAGGTATGGCCTTTGTTACAGCAGGAATTACTACCGGTTAAAACTCATGCCAATAGCCAGAAAAGCACAGTCAATTAACAATGTAGCAAAAAAGAAAGATCCAGCAAAAGTATCTGTTCAAAGTGTAAGAGAGCCCAGTTTAATTAAAGAAATGAACGATACTTCATTTGGAACTTTAGATGCTTCTAAAGATGGTTTATTGATGTCATATGATAGTGCAACTGATAAATTTGTTTTAGTAACAGCAGATGAACTTCTTTTATCTTCAGTTGATGATGATGATTTGCCAGATGATTTTATCGATAGATTAGAGGAAGAACTTATAATTCCAGTCACAGAATTGGATGCAGGAGGATTCTGATGCCAACTAGAGTAAGAGATTTGCTGGATACAAATTTAAATAATTTAGATAGCAATAAAAATAAACATATACTAAAATATAATGCCACAGATGAAAAATTTGATGTTGTTTCCACAGATGACAAATTAAGTGATTCTATAGAAACACCAACACCAGAAAAATTTCTTAGAACAGTAGAATCAGAATTAGGACCCATTCCAAGATTTTTTAATGGGGGTTCATTTTAATATAATTTGTGCAATATTTTATAACTAAATAGTTATACTGGACAGTATAAACTAATAAAATGGCAGCACCAACTCTTCAGTTTAAAAGAGGTCTTTTAGCAAATTTACCGGCTCTTAAAGCAGGTGAACCTGGATTTACTACAGATAGTTATGACCTTTATGTTGGTCTTGACGAAGTTCTTGCGAATAACAAATTTGTTGGGTCTGGAAGGTATTGGTCTGTAAATTCCTCTACAGTTGGTAGTGGTGTTAACCTTGTAGAAGGAACTGATAATGGTAGTGATTTTATAACTCTCAAGGCGCCAGATAGTCTTGCTGGTATTGTTACATATACAATGCCTGGAACTGATGGAACTAATAATCAGGTTCTTGCAACGAATGGATCTGGAACTTTATCATTCATTGATGCTGTAGCAACACTGACAATAGCAGCAGACAGTGGATCCAATGATACTGTTTCTCTTTTATCAGATACTTTAACATTTACTGGTGGTGATGGTATTGACACTGCGGTAACTGATAATACTATTACCATTACTGCGAGTGATGTTACAACTGCTCAAATTGCTGCAGCAACTCTTGTAACTGAAGCAGACGGTATTGGTTCTAATGATAACGATACTACTCTTCCAACATCAGCAGCAGTTAAAGACTATGTTGATAGTAATATAACATCACAAGACCTTGATGTTGCTGGAGATTCGGGCACTGGTGCAGTTGATTTAGATTCACAATCACTTACGATTGCTGGCACTGCAAACGAAATTGAAACTTCAGCATCAAACCAAACCATTACGATTGGACTTCCAAATGATGTTACCGTTTCCAACAATCTGACGGTTTCTGGTAATCTATATGTCAACGGTTCTACCACGCAGGTCAATACATCAACAACTACTATTGAGGATCAACTGCTTGACTTGGGATTTGTTGATGGATCGGCCCCTTCTTCTGATCTGGACAAAGACATTGGTGTTCTGTTTAACTACTATTCTGGTTCTCCTAAAAAGGCAGCAGTATATTGGGATGATAGCACTTCGAGAATTGTTGTTTCACAAGATGTATCTGAATCTTCTGGTGTTCTAACCAATAATACTGGTGGTGCATTAGAAGTTGCTTCATTATATGTTAGTGGATGTGGTTCTACAGTTGAAGTTATTGGTTGTAGTGGTGGAGAAGTAGTTATTACTAATGCAACGATAGACGGCGGATCATTCTGATATTAACAACATAATCTAAATAGAGGGAGTTTATTTTCCCTCTTTTTTTATGGAAGAACAAGATTATAAGAATTTGATTTCAGTATATCAAAGCAAACTTTTTGATTTTATGAATCAAAATATTGCATTAGAAGCAAGAGAATTAAAATATAGACAAACTATAGAATTATTGAATCAAAAGATATCAGAGTTAGAAAAGAAACCAAAAAGGTCTACAAAATCTACTGAAGAGTTTTAATAAATATCTTTAACACTCCTAGTATATACTAGGAAAATGGTATATACCAACTGAGGGATAGATGGCAGATCCAAAAATTAGACTGAAAAGGTCTTCTGTAGAGGGAAAGATTCCTACACCAGACCAGGTTCCTTTGGGTGAGATAGCTCTTAATACCTATGATGGATATCTCTACGCATCCAAAAATGTAGGTATTGGAACCACAGTTATTGCTATCAACCCATTTAGAGTTGGTGCTGGAACAGATACATATAACGCATACTTTACTGAGGGCAATGTTGGTATTGGCTCTACATTACCAACCACAAAACTGGATGTTGATGGAACAGTAACTGCTACTTCTTTTGCTGGTTCAGGTGCAAATTTAACTGGACTTACTGGTGCTTCTGCCGCAACTTATGGTGGTTCTAGCGTAACACCAGTTATTACTGTAGATTCTGGTGGAAGAATTACTGGAATCTCTACCGTTGCTACTTCTGGAGGTGGTGGTTCTGCTTTAACGGTTAAGGAAGTTGCAAGTCAGGGTGGTGCTACTAATGTAACTGTCAGTAATGTAAGTGAGATTCAATTTAATAATGGAGCTGGATTTAATGTATCTGATGAGGGTAGTGGAACTGCATTTGTTGATTTAGGTTCTACTTTTAATCCCTGGTATGTTAATGGCCAAGATACACTCAAAGCAACAGGTGAAGAACCTATTGAGTTTATTGCTGGACCAGGTATTGCAATAACAACCAAAGCAGTTGCATCTGTTGGCATTGGAACTACATTCTCCAAAGCAATAACTTTTACTTCTACTGGAATTTCTAATGTTGTAGAAGATACTACACCACAACTTGGTGGTAACTTAGATGTAAATGCAAAAAATATTAACTTTGGAGATAGTGCTTCTGCTTCTGATGATAGATTAACTTTTGGTGCGGGAACAGACTTATCAATTTATCATAACGGAACTAGTAGTTACTTAGACAATGACACGGGAAATCTTTATATTCGCACTAATGTTGCTGCTGATGTAGGTGGTGATATTTACCTCAGACCTCATGATAATGAGAATGGTATTGTCATTTATCATGATGGTGGTGTTCATCTGCATTATGATAATAGTTTAAAATTCTATACAACATCATCAGGAGTTATTGTTTCCGGAATACTAACTGCAACATCATTTGTAAAATCTGGTGGAACATCATCACAGTTCTTAAAAGCAGATGGTTCCGTTGATAGTTCTACATATTTAACTTCTTATACAGAAACTGATCCTGTAGTTGCTGCTATCAATGGAATTGTTAAGTCTAATGGCACAACCATTTCTGCAGCAACAGCAGGAACAGATTATCTAACAGATATTTCTCAGGATACAACCCCACAACTTGGTGGAGATTTAGATCTTAACTCTAATGATATTACTGGGACTGGTAATATTAATATTACTGGTATAGCAACTTTTAGTGGTAATGTTACTATTGGCGGAACTCTTACCTATGAAGATGTAACCAATATTGATTCTATTGGTCTAATAACAGCAAGAAGTGGAATTATAGTTAATACTGGTGGTATCAATGTTTCTTCTGGTGGTATTAATGTTTCTTCTGGTGTTGTAACTACAACTGCACTTAAAGGTTTTGATTATCTTCAAGCACCACATGGAACTACAGTTAACTATGCAGTAACAGTTGCTACTAAGACTGCAGCACACAGATATAATGGTTCGGGTAGCAGTAATGGTTATGTAATTGATGGGGTAGAATCTCCATTCCTTACATTTACTCCTGGTAGAACTTATAGATTTACTCTGAGTTCTGGTGACATGTCTAGTCACCCATTCAGATTCTATCTTGAAGCAGATAGAACAACTCAATACACCACAAATGTTACCTCAACATCAACATATACTGAAATTGTCGTAACCGACACTACTCCGACTATTCTTCATTATCAGTGTAGTGTTCATGCCTACATGGGTAATGCTGTTCAAGTAAATTCAAATAAGGTAGATACTCCATATCAGATTGATGGCCTAAATGGTGCAAATATTACTGGTATTGTAACTGCCACTGGATTTTCAACTACCACTGGAACATCATCTCAGTTCTTAAAGGCAGATGGGTCTGTTGATGGAAATACTTATCTTACTTCTTATACAGAAACAGATCCTGTTGTTGGGGCCATAAGTGGTATTGTTAAGGCAGATGGTGGGGGAAACATTTCTGCTGCGACAGCAGGAACTGATTACTTGACACCTTCAGGTGATGGTTCTAGTCTTACTGGATTAACTGGTGCTTCTGCCGCAACTTATGGATCTGCTAGTGCAACACCAGTTATTGTAGTTGATTCTAATGGAAGAATTACGGGAATCTCTACTGTTGCTACCTCTGGATCTGGAGGAGGTGCTACTGAAGCATTCAAAACTATTTCTGTTGCTGGTCAAAGTGATGTAGTTGCTGATAGTGCAACTGATACTTTGACATTAGTTGCTGGTAGTAATATGACTATCACTACTAATGCTGGTGGAGATAGTGTAACTTTTGCATCATCAGGAGGTGGTGGAACAACAACCAGATCAGTAAACCGATATGTTGCAACTGCAAGTCAAACATTATTCCCATCATCAGGATCTATATCTTATAATGTTGGTTATGTTGATGTTTATATCAATGGTACTAAACTCGACAGCACTGAATTTACTGCAACCAATGGAACTACTGTCACATTAACAACAGGTGCAACTGTTGACGATATTGTTGAACTGGTTGCATACACTGATGTTAATATAACTTCTGTCTATAATCCTTGGGTAGATGATGCAGTTGGCATCAATACCACAAGTAGTGTTGGTATTGGAACTACAGCAAATAGCACCTACGAGTTGGATGTTTTGGGCGATATAAGATCTTCTGGCATTATCAGTGCAACATCATTTTCTGGTGATGGTTCTAATTTGACAGGAGTTTCTGCAGGTGCTGATATTCTTGAATCAATGTTATTCTCATAAATACAAATAAAATCATAAAATCATACAATGGCACTATCTAAGTCAAATTTAGGATTTCCAGTTGTTGTGGGTGCAGGTAGCTCAGTAGCAGTATATACGGTGTCCTCATCAAAAAAATCATATATTAGAAGTATTTTAGTTCATAATGTTGGTATTGACACAACTCTTTCCCAAACTGCAAGAGTTTATATGGTTCCCAATAATGGAGGAAGTGTAGGTGTAGCAACTGTTGGAAATACTGTTGCAAGATTATCATTAGTTCCTGATGAAACTGTATTTTTTGAACCTCAATATCCCTTTACATTAGAAAATAATGGAGATACCATTCAAGTTTTGAATGAAGGATCTGCTGGTCCAACAGGAGCAACAAATGATATCGTAGTAACAATTTTAGGAGATAAGGACGCTTAATTATGTCACCAATCAAAAGTACTGCATTTGGATACAGTTCATCCTCTTCAGATAAAGTAGAAACAGACAATAATATTGCTGGAATCGGAGCAACTTATTCAACCAGCAATGTTTCCGAACCAGGGAATGGTTATAGATATTTGTTTTTTACATCTCCAGGAGTCTTAACAGTAAACAGGGGTGGAAATGTTGATGTTGCAGTAATTGCAGGCGGTGGATCTGGTGGTGCTGGTGGGTTTTATCCACCATCCATATACTACGGAGGTGGTGGTGGAGGTGCTGGAGGTGTTTTCCAAGATTTTAATTACACATTTCCTATTGGGGAATATACTATTATTGTTGGCAACGGTGGTGGAGCGGCTAGTTACATTCAAGCTCCCGGTGGGACGATCGAGCGGATGGGTAATCCTGGAGAACCAAGTTCAATTGTAGGACCAGGTATTTCATCCATAACCGCAATTGGTGGTGGAGGAGGAGGATCAGCAGCTGATGCTCATCCTACTAATGGTACTTGGCCAGGATATTGGGGAGATGATGGTGGTTCTGGTGGAGGTAATGGATGGATTGGTCCATCACCAGTTTATCCATCTGGATATTATCCATTAAATGGTAGACTTAACACTATAGGAAGTTCTGGTAATGCTTTGATTCAGAGAGGTCCAATAAATACTCCGGGATATACTGCAAATCCCATACCAGATTCTCCGGTGTACAATCCAAATTCTCCAGGAGTTGTTCAAGGGTATCCTGGAGGAAATAATGTACCACCAGCAGATATTTACTCACACGGTGGTGGTGGTGCTGGAGGAGCAGGTGGATCTATCTCTGATTGGAGGTATGGAGGTCCTGGTGTAACTCTTTGGTCACAGGATACAGGAATTCCCACTGATTATGGAACACCTGGACCAACACCAGGTAGATGGTTTGCTGGAGGTGGTGGTGCGGGAGCCGGCACCGCGGCCACAATCAATGGTGGTGGTTTTGGTGGTGGAGGAAATGGTGTAGATCTTCCTTCACCATCACGACCTTCTAGCGATCCAACCATCCACGGAGTCGCAAACACTGGTGGTGGAGGAGGAGGTGGTCATGGATCTACTGGAGGAACTGGTGGATCTGGTATCGTCATCATTAGATATAGAATATCATAACTAAATAGCTAAAAAATGTCTGATGGGAAAGAATAGACAGAAGGCAAATCTAACCTCCAACAATTTAATTACATCCGATATTACCAATAATAGAATTGGTATAGGTTCTACCCAACCAACTGCAACATTAAATGTTGTAGGAATAGTATCTGCCACTTCTTTTTATGGTGATGGATCCAATCTGTCTGGCGTTTCTGGTGGTGGTTCAATTGGAATTCAATCTGGTGGAACTTCTATCACATCAGCCGCATCAACAATTAATTTTGTTGGTAGTGGAATTACAATGTCTGATGATGGTTCTGTTACTGATATTACAATTCCCACAATAACCAGAACTGTAACCAGAGTTGTTGCAACAGATGCACAAACAGCATTTACAGTTGCTACATATGACTCATCTCTTATTGATGTTTATTTAAATGGTGTAAAACTTGATAGTACTGAATATGCTACGACAAATAGTACCACCATCACATTAACAACAGGTGCTTCTACAGGAGATATATTTGAATCTGTCAGTTATAGTAATTTTAATGGAGTCAGTGTAGATTCTGCTACCACTGCAACTACTGCAACTACTGCAACTAACGTAACAGTTGCAGATGAATCTTCTGATACTACTTGTTTTCCATTATTTACTACTGCAGCAACTGGAAATCTTCCACCTAAGTCTGGAAGTAATCTAACATTTAATTCTGCTTCTGGAATTCTGGGTGCAACTACATTCCAAGGTAATCTTGATGTTGCTGGATTACTCAAAGAGGGTGTAAATATTACTGCAGGAAAACTGAGTGCTAATACAAATATTGATCTTGCTGATGGTATGGTTCATTTGTTTACAACAACAGAAACTGCAACATCAACACCAAATATAAGAGTTGATAGTTCAACATCACTTGATTCTTCCATGAGCACTGGTGAATCAATTACAGTTGTTATTATTTCTGCCGCTGCTGCAGCAGGATATTCTGCACAATTGACAATTGATGGTGGTGCAACTACTGAAGAATGGTTAGGTGGTTCTGCACCATCTGAAGGTGGATCTGGTGGATATGATGTCTACACATATAATATAATTAAGACAGGTAGCGCAACATTTATTGTATTAGCAAACTTAGTAAACTTCGCATAATAATATGCCTCCATTATCAACTCTAGGAATGTCTGGCCCTATTAGTACACTTACTGGTGGAGGTGCTACTGGTTTAGTAACAGAAGATTTAGTTTTAAATCTTGTTGCTTTTGATACTAATTCTTGGACTGGTAGCGGAAGCACTTGGTATGATTTGAGTAGTCAAAATCAACATAGTACAATTTATGGTGCCTCATCTAGCACTGTAGGTAATGGTGGATCTGGTACTGGTTCTTTTCTTTTTGATGGATATAATGATCGTGTTGAATGTGGAACCATTACAGGATTTGCAAATAATTTAACTCTAGAAGCATGGGTAAGACTTACTAGTATGACTGGAGATGATGGTGATAGTTCATTTATAATTCAAGGCGGTGGAAGTGGTTTAAGATATGATTTTAAAACTTCTGGCAATTATCTTCAGTTCAGAATAGGTGGCAGCGCTGCTGGCACGCTTGGTACTTCTAGTACAGTTTCAACCAATACCTGGTATCATCTTGTTGGTACTTGGAATGGTTCTAGTTTAAATTTTTACCTTAATAACAGTTTGCAAGGAACTACGACTCATAGTTATACACTACCAAGTTCCATAGTTACTGATCTTGGTAGATATAGAATAGACTTTCCAGGTCCTATACCATCCGAAAATGCTGGTCAATTGAATGGATACTTATCTGTGGTTCGTATATATCAAAAGGCACTAACAGCATCAGAAGTATCGCAGAATTTTAATTTAGATAAATCTAGATTTGGATACTAATTACAAATGGTATAGTAATAAATATTTGTAAGATTTACCTGACAATATAAATGAGGTATGTATACTAAATGGGAAAAACCAGAGAAACTGCTAATATTACAGCAGAAAATTTAGTTTCAACTAACATAACATCTGACTTTTTGAATGTCGGTACTGGAATCACCATGTATGGTGGTTCTGTAGGTATTATTAGTGCCACTTCTTTTTATGGTGATGGATCTAATCTAACTGGAATTTCTGGTGGAGGAGGTGGTGTTACTACAGGAAAAGCAATTGCTATGGCAATGGTTTTTGGTTGATATTAATAAATAAATTCATAGAGGAGCATCTGATTAATGGCAAACCCAAATATTGTATCTGTAGCAAGTATATACGGAAAAACCGTATATGATACTGATATTGCAGTCACTGCTGCTTCTCTTGTAAGTAATGCAGCATCATCAGGAAAAATATTTAAAATTAACTCTTTGATTATTGCAAATATTGATGGAACAAATGCTGCAGATATTACTGTAACACTTAGGAATGCTGCTGGTGGCACAACATATTCTACATTAGCAAATACAATTTCAGTTCCTGCGGATGCAACATTAGTTGTTATTTCTAAAGATACATCGGTTTATCTAATGGAAGATATGTCACTGTATATTGCAGCAAGTGTTGCTGGCGATTTAAGTGCAACTTGCTCTTATGAGGAGATTAGTGAATAATGCCATATTTTCGTAGAAATGGCAATGTTATCGGAAATCCAAAAACTATAACTAGTTCTTCCACATCTGGTATTTGGGATCTTGACAATTCAAATAAATTAATTCAAAATAGACAATGGCCTGGCACAAATGTATTTCCAGTTTCTAATGCAGAATTGCAATGGGTGATGTCTGCACAAGATGGACCATCGTCATTTACTAGTGGAACAAATGCTGATCTTTCTGAAGGCAATACTCAAGCATATACTGGAAATTGGACTACTAGTAGCACATTAACTAAAACTTCTTATACAAATTCAAGTGGCGCTACTAGATATTATTATCCAATATCTAATGCTTCTCGGTTACAACCAGTTAGCAATACTAGTGGAAATAACTCAATTATACTTAATGGAGGATTTACATTTTATTTTACTTTCATTCCGTATGCAAGTAATACTGGTTGGACTAGATTATTTAATTATTTTGGACTTGCAAATGGATCAACAACTACTGTTGAAGGAAATACTGATGAGTTTGATGGACCTTTGATTTTCGCCAATCAAGGAAGCCAACGGTTTGAATATAGAAGGCCAACTAATGTTACTACTGCCAACGGGGATCATTCCAATCCAACAGGAAATGTTCTTACTTATAATACTACAAATGCACTTAGTATGGTTATTCAACAAAACTCAAATGGAACTGCAAACTTCTGGTTGAGAAATAAAAATTGGAGCACCGGATCTACTAATAATACTTTTGATAATAGTAGTATTACCTTTCTTGCCTCAGCTGGAGGTTATGGTATAAGATCGGGAACAAATACAGGACTCCCCGTATTTGCTGATGCATATTACAGTGCAGTTACCTTTGATGGAATTATGGAATCAGGGTTTGCAAATAGACCATATACCTCTACAGAGTGTTACGACTTGGTAGAGCATTTAAACACTAAATATGGATAGGAGGATAAATTATGAGTAGAAATGGAGGAACTTTCGGTAAACTAAGAACTATTACTTCATCATCTACATCTGGTGTGTGGGATCTTTATGATGCACATCAACTATCAAGTTCTAATCGTTGGCAACCATCACCGAAAGTTTTATCAATAACAAATAGTAATGGAACTGCCTTAGATGAGGGCACAAACAATACAATTACCGTATCCACAGAAGGAATATTTGATAGCACAACATTATATTACACTATTGCAACTGTTTCTGGACCCACATTAACCTCTGCTGATTTTACAACTGGAGATGTATCTGGTAGTTTTACTATTACTAGCAATAGTGGAAGTTTTGACCTTAAACCTACTGGGGATGGCATATCAGAATCAAATGTTGCTAAGATTGAAATTAGAATCGGATCAACTAGTGGAGAGATCTTAGCTGAAACAGGAAATTTAACAATAGCGGATGCTGCTGCTGGAGCACCCGAATTTAATTGGAGATACTATGCTTATGGGATAAGTATAAAGACTACTTATGTTTATTGGCGTCAAACCAATGGAACTGTTACCCTCTTAAGAAGTGTTAATGGTCAACAGCATACAGGGACCACACAAACATGGAACACATATTCAGAAAATCTTGGATCATATAGTGGAACAACGGGTAGAATTTATATTGCATATAGAACAGGAAGTAATTTTTACAATGATCCACAATTTGATAATATGGAACTAGTTGATACGACTTCAGGAACCATAGATCTTGATCCAGGAACATCAACTGGAAGGGGTAGATGGGAAAGGTATACTTCATATACCTCCTCTTTAACTCCACCTACAACTTCCTATTCTGCTATTTTTATTGATTCAAGCACCGGATATAAATGGAATTATGATTCTGGAGGAACACCTTCAGGTAATACAGGAAGTATATATGATGCTAATGGATCAAGCAGTGGGTATTATTTGTATTTTGAGGGATCATCTCCAAACTATACTACTGCTACTAGATATTATTGGGTTAGAATGACATCAGATTACACACTATTATAAGGTATTAAACAATGCTATATTCAATTAACGGGGAATATCCCGTAGAAAATTTACCTCATAGAATCAGATTATCTGATGGTTCTACAAGAACAGATAGTTCTACTTTTACTGCCGATGAGTTATCAAGTGCAGGAATAACAACAGTTTCATATCCACCAGAGTATAATGCAGATACTCATAAATTGACATGGGATAATAATGATGTTGAATGGGAAGTTATTGCATTAACAGCAGAAGAACTCGCTGATTTAAATGATCTTGCTTGGCAGGGTATTAGAGAAGAAAGAGATGTAATGATTAAGGAAGTAGAGTGGAGAGTTTTTAGATATCTAAGTGAAGAGAGAGCAGGAATAACAACACATACAGATAATATCTCAGATCTTGATACTTATATGCAAAAATTGAGAGATATTCCTGAAACATATTCAAATCCAGATGATGTTGTTTGGCCAACACCGCCAGGGGCAGAATCAGTAGAAGAGTAACTACCTTAATATGTTTTTCTTCGATACGGACTAATTATAAATATATTAGGTGGAGCACTCTAAATCAGTAAAATGAAGAAAAACGGCCGCTGTCCTGCAGGGCAATATTACTGCTATACGAATAAAGAATGTAGGGATATTCCCCCTGGATTCATGGTTGACCCTGCTGGTATGCTCCGTAAAGAGAATGGTGCTTCTATTGATGAAGCAAATAAAAGTGGAGATTCATCTCTTCGTGACTGGTTTGGTAAGAGTAAGTCCAGTGATGGCAAACCTGGCTGGGTTCAGTTGGGTGGCAAATATGCAGGTAAACCCTGTGCTAAACAACCAGGACAAACTACAAAACCAAAGTGTGGTTCTAGTAAGATGAAGCGTAACCTCTCCAAGGATGAGGAAGAGGCAGCGTTCCGCCGTAAGAATCGTAAAGACCCAAATCCAGACAGAAGAGGGAAGGCAATTAATGTGGCTACTGAAGAGACCAAAAAAGACCATGAAGTTGCAATGGCACAATCTCAACTGAGTAGTGCAGAAAAAGATATCAAGTCTCTAAAAAAGAAACTTGGTAGAAAAGAGAAAGACCTTCCCGCATGGATGCAAGCAAAAATCACCGATACCGAACATAATATGGATGCAGCAGCAGGTTACATAACCAAAGAAGCAGCAGGTGAAAAAGATGCTTGCTACCATAAAGTAAAGTCTCGTTATAAAGTTTGGCCAAGTGCATATGCGTCAGGAGCACTAGTCAAGTGTCGTAAAAAAGGTGCATCTAATTGGGGCAACTCAACAAAGAAAGAATCAGTCTCAATTGAAGATGCATCAGGAAGAACTTATGTTGAATTTATTGATTTAATTAAACCAGAACCACTTCAACCAACTCAGGGAATTGGTAGCGAACTGCTTGGTGAGAAGTGCTGGCCTGGTTATGAAAAGAAAGGTATGAAGACTATGTTTGGTAAAAGATATCCAAACTGCGTCAAAAAAGAAGAAGCAGAATGTATGCATAATCTTAAGGGTGAAGAATGCCCTGTGCATGGAAAGAAAGAATGTCCTTCTGAAGAAGTTACAGAGGCAGTCCGAATTCCTGCTAAGACTGGTAATCTTATTTTTGTAATGTTTAATTGGAGAGGTAAATATCTCTCTCTTAGAATGTTCTTCCCGAACACAAAATTACCAACTAGGTCTGATGTGCAAGATCAGATTGAGAAGGTATATCCTGGCGCAAGACTGCAGAGTTTTCAAGTTTCAAGCTATGAACCAGGACAATCATTCCTCAGAGTTTCAGAAGAAACAAACAAAGACGGAAAAAGAATTGCGGAGACTTATGGAACTAACCCTACAACATCAGGAGAAGATGTTGTGGATTCCAAAGGGCCACAGATAGAAGAAGGTGCTGCTTGGACTAAGAAAGCAGGTAAGTCTGAGTCTGGTGGTCTCAATGAAAAAGGACGCAAGTCTTATGAAAGAGAAAACCCAGGTTCCGATCTCAAAGCACCTTCCAAAAAGGTTGGTAATAAGAGAAGAGCATCATTCTGTGCAAGGATGAAGGGTATGAAGAAAAAACTGACTTCTGCCAAAACTGCTAATGATCCTGATAGCAGAATCAATAAGTCACTTAGAGCGTGGAACTGCTGATGAAAAACTTTAAACAATTTATGTCTGAGAGCGTTACAATTCAAGGGGATTTTAATGGCACTCTAAATATTGGTGGAGAAGCACCTCAACCCCAGAAGGTGGGTGAGGAGTTTGTTGCTGACATTGTTTGGGAAGGGAAACTTTATAGAATGGAAATTTCCTCCAATGAAGTTCCCAATAGAAAAGAACTTGGAGAACAGATTCAATCAGAATATCCAGGTGCTGTTGTTCATAACATTTATCCAGCACAATACAATTCTAATAGTGCATTAAGAATTACTGGAATTAAAAGATATCAACCAGAAAGATTAAGTTGGAGTGACTAATTAATGGCTCAGTGGAATAAGATTACACAAGATTATTTAAACCAGGAAAGAACACTTCATGAAGTGTTCATGTGTGCTGATAGATTTGGTAATATTGGAAATTGTGGAGTTGCTACTGGGGTAGGTGGAGGGGGATATGATGCATTTGGAAGAATGCGTGTATCTGAGCCACACACTCTTGCAGACTATTCCCACATCTATGGTGAAGAAGTTGAATTATTGACGAAAAAAATTGGTGCTGGTTCAACAACCGTTGTAAATGCAAACACAGCATCTATTGGACTCATAGTTGGTGTTGGTTCAACCTCACAGGTGATACACCAGTCAAGAATGTATCATCACTATATGCCAGGCAAATCTCAGTTTGCTATGGCAAGTTTTAATTTTATTGATTATAGAGAAAACACAACAAAAAAAGTTGGATATTTTGATGATAGAAATGGAGTGTTTCTTCAGCAGGATGGAGATGGTATTGTTTCTATTGTAAGAAGATCATATAATACTGGAATCACAAGTGATGTTGTAGTCAATCAAGTCAATTGGAGTCTTGATCCACTTGATGGTACGGGTCTTTCCAGCATTACTGTTGATTGGACAAAGACTCAACTGTTTATCACAGACTTCCAGTGGTTGGGAGTTGGAAGACTTAGGTGTGGGTTAGTTTTAGGTGGAACAAATTATTACTTCCACGAGTTCCAACACGCAAATAATTTAGAACACGCATATTGGAGTTTACCTTCACTTCCAATTCGTTGTGAAGTTGCCAACACTGATACTGCTGTTGGCATTACATCAATGGAACAAA